ATCTGCGTGAACTCGTCGAAGGTCACCTTCGTGCCGTCGTCGTGCTCCAGGTTCCGCACGTCCAGGACCACATGCTCGATCAGCAGGTCCAGGTTGATGGCGCGGCGGATGGCAAGCGGGAGCTTGTCGACGTTGCCGTTGAAGCCAACAGCAGCGCGACGCTGCCGGGCTGCCTGGGCGTCGAAATAGGTGTCGGTGAGGCCGCGGGTGAGGATCTCGAGATCCCCGTACTCCTCGCCTGGCGGCACCCACTCCCCTTCTTTCTGGGCGCGGGAGTTAATCTTGAAGCTGGAAATCTTGGCCATGCGGGTGGTCCTTCATGCGGGTTGCGGGTGCGGGTTAGGCGCCCCCGATGCCGACCCGCGACGGCACCGGGGGCTACACGCGCCAGCGCCGCGGCACTGGCAGCGCGATTAGACGGGGATGCGCTCGATCATCACGGATCCATTGGTGGGGTGCGGGTTCCCCTCCAGGTCCACCACGCACATCACGGGCTGATTGATGCCGCCGGCTGTGATGCGCGGGTTGGTCAGGATGCAGTCGGGCACGGTGAAGCGGTACGCATTACCGGCGACATCGACTGTCTTCCAGGAGAAAGCGCCCGAGGTCTCGGACTTGAAGCGCTGGTAGAGGGTGAAGTCGCGGAAGTAGAACTCCGCCGATCCGCCGACGGTCAGGGTGCCCATGCGCATGCCCTGGGCGGCGGCCGAACCCAGTGCAAAGTCTGCTGCAGCGCCGTCGTTGCTGATGTTCAGGGTGATCGAGGTGCAGCCCGTGGCAAGGGCAGAGCCATCGAGCTTCACCTCCTGCACGCCGGCCACCGGATCCATCACTCGGCCGGTTGGCGCGGCCGTATAGGCGGCGGTGGAGGCAGTCGCGGTGTAGTTCGCCTCCTCCTTCGACAGCACATTGAAAGAGCCGGACAGGAACTGCCCGCGGGCCACGGTGAGGGAAGCGGAAGTGAAGAAGCTACCCGGGTAGCGCAGCGCCAGCGTCGGGCTGAAGAGCTTCTCGATCAGGAAGGACTTGAAGACTGAGCCGGGCTTCAGGACGTTGGTCGTCCATTCGCCGCCCAGCACGCCCGACAGGATGTCATCGAACGTTCCGTAGCTCAGGGCGAAGTTGATGCCGCCCGAGGCGCTTTCGTCCGTGGTCACGGCGGCCGACGCCTGGCGGTCCTGGCGGATCTCGTTTGGTCGCTGCCGGGTCTTGTTGCCGGAAAGGCTCTCGCCAGTGTAGCGGATCGCCTTGAGCTGCGGCGATGCCGGCAGCACGCCCCAGGCCGTTTCCTGGATGTAGCCGATCTGGGCGAGGCTGGTTTCCACGCCCGCTTGGTATCCCGTGGTCGCAGCCATCGGTCTTTCTCCATGAAAAAGGGCGCCCCGAGGGACGCCCTATTGCGTGACGATGAGGCCGATGGCCCCGGGTTCAGGCGCCCTTGGTGGGCTCGGTCTGCTTCGGCTTGGAGGGTTTGTCCTCCGCCAGTTCGGCGCGCTGGCCGGCTAGCAGATGCGGCGAAAAGTCCCCTGCCACCGTCTGCTCGCCGACCTTCTTCCCGTCGGCGTCCTTGATGACGTAGGTCACCGTCTTCTCGGCCATGGAGGCCTCCTCAGGCTGGGGTGAAATCCTGGTAGCTGTAGGGAATGCGCGCCCCGAGGCGGAACCAGTTGCCATCGCCCTCGCTGGGGCCGCCCGGATCCAGGATCGCGCCCCGATAGGTCACCGCCGCCGGTGGCAGACCGCGGAAGGCGCCTACCAGCGCCTTGCGCTCCGTCAGCGCGGTTTCGATGCCCGAGCCGGTGGGCACGATCAGGTGCAGGTGGAGCGTGCCCGTTTCCTCCCACACGCCCTCGCGGCCCAGCTCCATCGGCTCGGACAGGTCGCCGCTGATCTCGACCGCGATCCAGTGGAAGGGGGCACCGGTGGCCGGGTCATAGGGCTGCGGCTCCGGGAAGGCCTCATTCGGCCAGGCCACTGGCAAGCCGAGGGTAGCGGCGACGTCCTCGATACGCGCCCGGGCGTCGGTCCAGACGTCAGGGCTGCTCATCCGCGCACCCACAGGCTGTGGCCGATGACGGATGGGCCCTCGTAAACCGGTCGCGATCCCTGGATCGTCACTTCCCGTCCGTCCAGCAGGAGCTTCTGCCCGGTGCTGGGCGCGCCGAAACCGGCCGCCGCGATCTCGTCGTTCAGGATCTCGACCTGCTGGTCGCCCTGCTGGATGGCCCCCTCGATCTCGCCTGGACGGTACAGCCGCGGGAAGCCGATCAGGTCCACAGCCTGCTGCGGCACCCCATTGGTGGCTCGGCGGATCAGGCGCATGGCACGGCCGCGCGTCCGGATGAGCCGCCGGCGGCTCTCGAGCATCTGGCCCATGTCAGGCAATCACCGACCGGCAATAGCGGCTGAGGGAGGCTTCTGCCTGAGGAGGCAGAGCGCCCATCCCGACCACCGCCACGTAGCTGGCAGAGCCCACCCCTTCCGTGCTCTCGGAGCGCAGCATGGGGTCGCGCCCCGTAGAGGCGTGCTGCGCCGCGACCATGGCCAGGCAGGCGCCCTCCACGTCGGTTGGCAGCCGCTCCAGCAGGGGCGTCACGCCATAGGCGGGATCTTCCGGCACAATCCACCCCGCCGTGTAGGTGACGGACACTACCCGGCCGCCCCATCCGATTGGCTGGCCGCCGCTAGTCCGCTCCAGCAAGCCCGACCCGCTATTGACGGCCCAAGACCCGGAGGACAGCGCCGCGCCATCAACCGCCAGGGCGGCAATCGACGCCACGGGCGTCTTGGCGAGGACCAGTACCCCCGCGCCATTGGTACGGAGCGTCTCTGTCACCGTCTCCCGCGCGAAGCCGCGCTGACAGTGGGTAATCACCGCGATCGAAGCTTGATCAATCATGTCCAGGAGCCGGGGCGACGGCACACTCTCGGCCGATAGCTGCAGGCGGTCCCGCGCGCGCGCCTCTGACGTAAGGCGGTAGCTCACGGCGGGGGTGACGATGATCAGGCCCATTTGGAGCCATCCAGACCCATTTGCGTCAGATCCCTGCCCCGCTCGCCCCTCTCGCCGCGCTCGCCGCGAGCACCGTCCTTGCCGTCCCGCCCGTCCCGACCTCGCTTGGCAGCAAGGGTCCAAGACTTGGCTGCGTCCGCCGGCTTGTCTGTCGTGTCTTGGTCGCAGTGCCAGAGTGAACCGCCCCAAGTGACCATATCGCCGCGCTGGTAGGTCTGGCCGTCCCGGTGCACGCCGCGATAGATCAGCACAGGCAAGCTGAAGCCGAACTCTTTCACGCGTTCTCCGCGGATCAGGCGGAAGGCGAAGCCACGCTCCCCATCGTGGGTAATCTCGAGATCATCGAAGCCGAGGCCGTCTTGGCCATCCACGCCGTCCCGGCCGTCTTTTCCAGGAGGACCGGGCGGGCCTTCCGGCCCCACCTCTCCAGAAATTCCGCGCTCCCCGGGCTCCCCACGCTCCCCTTTATCGCCCTTCTCGCCATCGCGGCCGGGCTGCCCATCGCGACCATCACGGCCGGGGGTGCCCGGCTGACCATCCGGGCCGCGCTCACCTGGCTGGCCTTTCTCTCCGGGCGCTCCGTCCAAGCCATCCTTACCCGGCTGCCCCTGCGGCCCAGGCTCCACCTTCCGTGCCTCAAGGGCGTCGAGGCGGTCCGTCACCGAATTGAGCGTCCGCTCGACATAGCCCCGGACCGCAGCGACCACTTCCTGGCCGAAGGCCTTGCCGTCAAGCATCAGCCCAGGCCCTTTCGGATCTCGGCCAGCGCCTCGCGCTGCGCGGCCTCGTTGTCATTCGCCGTGGGGGCGGTGTCTGCAGCCGGCGCAGTTGCGGGCGCAGAAGGCTTAGCAAAGGGCTTGTTGCGATCGCGCTCCGCTAGCGCCTCGAGTGAGAACTGCTGCTGCTGGAGGTAGATCGTATCACCGCCCGTCTTCGGCTTGAGGTCCAGCTTCTTCCTGCCCTCGTTCGGAGCCATGAAGGGGCCGCCCACTGCCTCGGCAATCGCCTTGTACTGGGTAGCCGTATCCATCCGGAGCAGGCCATCGATATCAAGTTCGGTTCCGAAGCTCTGCGGCCCTGAGCCTGACATGCCGAGCCCCTCGTCCAGACACAGCTCCAGGCTCTCGATGAGCGCCTGCAAGCACTGCGCGTAGTATTGGGCGTTCAGCGCCTCGATGTTGTTGTAAGTGGGGGCTGGTCCGATCCCCACCATGTACGGGGGCACATGGTAGCAGGAACAGACGGTCTCGCCCGACCAGCGCAGCTGCTCGATAAGCTGCGCATCGGCTGGCGCGATTGACATCTGCTCGTACTTAAGGCCGTCCCCGAGCACCGCCACGCGCCCCGTGTTCTCGCCCGAGTAGTTCTGCTCCCAGTGCGCCTTGATGCGGTCTGCCACGTCCTGGCCGATCTTTCCCGGTGCCGTCAGAAGACCGCCAGGGGTGGAGCCGTTGGCGAAGAACCGCGCGCTGTTGTTCTGGATCCGAAGGCCTTGCGTCGCGGCCAAGCCGCAAGCGTAGATCGGGGACACACCGACAAGGGGGTGGTGCAAAGCGACCATCGTGTCGTGGATGATCTCACTGGCAGGCACGACCACGTTGCTCTCGGACACGCCTGATAGGTCGTCCCGGCCAAGCTCGTAGTAGACCGCGCCATCCGGGGCAACCAGCACCTTCACCCGGCAGGGATCCAGTACATAGAGGGCCACCACCACATTCCGGGCGTCACGCTCCTTAAGGACGTAGGCGTTGCCATGGACCAGCTTTGAGATGATCCACTGCTCGATGAACTTGATCCGGTTCTGGTAGCGGTTCGGCTTGCGCAGCACCGGGGAGAAGGCCGGGTTTGACGTCTCGCTCCAGACGCCGTCCGCGTCCTGCTGGACGAGCTTGATCCGAAGCTTCCCGATGTCGGAGGCGATGAGGGTTACGCAGGAGTAGACGGCGCTGTAGGTGAGAACAGTGTCGAGCTTCACCTCGACATTCTGCTGCCAGGCGCCCGAGAAGCTCTCGCGGATTGCGCCAAACCACCCGCTGCGATTGTCGGCAGGCGCCAGAGCACCCGCCGCCTTCTCGCGCTGAATGGTAAGGCCAAACAACCGCATGGATCAGTCCTCTGCCCGCATGTCTCGGCGCAGATAGCGACCATGCTGCTCGATCTCTTCGCGGAGCCGCTTCTCGGCCCAGCGCTTGTCGGGAGCCTTGCCGGCCAGCCGCTCGTACTCGATGCGTAGGCCGTCGATATCATCCATGGCAGCGGGCGCCTCTTCGCTCTCACCAGCAGGATCCGAAGCCTTTCGAATGGCCTTCAGGAGCCGGGCATCCCTGGATGATGCCTGAAAGCGATCGCCAGCCTGGAGGGCGCGGCCGCCATAGCGGTACCCCCGGGTGGCGACGAGATCCACCTTGCTCATGCGTGCCTCCTCAAGCGGAAACGGCCGGCCCCACGCAGAGGCCGGCCGGTAGCCAGAGCGATCAGGCGCCGTAGTTGGCGCTGTCGATGAACTGCACCGCGCCGGGGCGTCGCTTGGCCCAGTTGATGTACCGCTCGGCACGAATGCCGACCATGTTCATCTGCCAGAGCGAGACCATGACCGTGGTGGCAGTCGGCGGGTTGGTCGGCGCGCTGTCCATCTGGAGCGAGGCCTCGCGGCTCACGTCCAGCATGGTCTGCCCGTCGTCCGCCAGCAGGATCTCGCTGGCCTTGGCCAGGATGATCCGCGAGCCCGCTCCCACCACAGGGTCGCCCGCACCCGCATTGGCAGGAACGTTCTGGGTGGCCACGACGGGGAGACCCTCGAACGTGCCTCCGGCGGCAGTGATCTCCGGGAACTCCTTCTGGCCGAGCGGGTTCCGCATCTGCGACAGCGCCAGCGCGGAAGTCTCCGGCATGATCCAGACGGCATCTCCGATCGACATGTTGGCCGCGATGAAGAGGCCATAGAGCTTCTGCAGGTCGGTACGCAGCGCATCCACATCGGTGCCGCTGGCCACCACAGGCGTGACGCCGTTGGTGATGGAGGCCGGCGATACGCCCGCAGACGCCGCCTTGGCCGGGTCCACGAAGTCCTTGTCCAGGAACTGCGCCATCTGGGCGATGAGATCCTGCCGAACCAGGGCCTCGGCGGACGGGTTGGAGGACCGCACCAGCTCGTCCGTCAGGACGATGATGCCGGCCGCCTTCAGCATGCCGAGGGTGATCTGGTCGAAAGAAAGCTCGCCCACAGGCTTCGGCGCGCCTTCACCCACCCAGTTCACCGTGGAGCCGGTCAGCTGCCGCGGGATCTTGATGTTGAAGGGGACGCGGCGGAGGCCAGGGATGCGGCCGATGATGGTGGCCGGACGCAGCAACTCCGCGAACTCGGAAGCCATATTCTGGTACTCGACCAGAGGCTTGGCCCAGTCGGTATCGGTGGTGGTGCCGGCAGCCACCGCGGCCTTCAGCACGGTCTCCACCTCGGGCGTGCTGTCATGCCAGCCCTTCGCGATCTCCACCGCCTGCACGACGTTGCCCTTCGCCCGGGCCAGCGCCATGGCATAGCGGGTGAATGCCGTGCCCTTCGGCAGGTTGGTGCCACGCACCTCGACACGCACGCCGCCACGCGCGGCGCTGCCGCTCACCGGATCCGTCACGTTCGCGACGGGCACCGCAGCGGCCTTGTTGGCTGTCTCGAGCGCACGCAGCCGGACAAGGTGGGCGTCGATCGACTTCACCTCGCCCTCGAGCCCATC